AACCGCCAGTTGATTCATACAAAGTTCGTAAAATATTATTAATCTTATCGCCAGTAAAAAATCCTGCACGATTATTAGCCGCTTGTTCTACCCCTAATGCCTCAACCATTTGAGCAGCTTTATCAAAGTCAGCTTGTAAAGCCTCTTTTATTTTAGGCTGAAACTCTCTGATTGATTTCCTTGCAATCTTTTGTTGCAAAGCAAACTGCTGTGATGGATAAAGTATTTTAGGCATCTATTTTACTGGAGGCAAATTATAATCACCTTGTTGTTGTGCATCTCTAGGGTCTTGTAACATAGTTAACTCATCTATAGGCAAGTAACCTGCTGGGATAAAGATTTCGTTCATCACTTCATCTTCTACAGTATCATAACGCATAGCTGCTCTCTTCTCGTTTGGAGTAATCCACCAAGATTGAGAAAGGATAGCACTAAGCTCTTTCATGTCCTCTTGCAACTCTGGGAAAACTGTCAAATCAAAATCGATATAGTAACCTTGTCCAATTTCTGAAGCAAAGAATCTATTGAATGCATCACGAAGAGCTACTAACTCAGGAAGGACTACTTGAGTCAACATTTCCTTCTTAGCTTCCTTCATGTTGTTATAAGTCTTGTTATCAGGATCGTTAAACAACGCAGAGTTCACTCCGTAAACATTACAAAGTTCTCTAAGTGTAATTTTCTCTGATTCTAACAACTGCAAGTCAACAGGACTTAATCCCATGTTAACCCATCCTAGTTTTGCACCTGCAACTAAAATCTGTCCAGCGTTCTGAACAATCTTGTTCTTAGTTCCGTACTGATTGTAGAAATCTTCTTTTAACTTACCTGCTTGTTCAGGACCAAAGTCATTTGATTCATCAGCATACAAGATACCTTTAGGTCCTTGATTCTGTAACATACCAACTGATGTGTCTTTAGCATCGTTGCTACGTTGTACTGTTCTATATGCAGCTTGTAGTGGACTCAAGCCGTAAAGCTGTTGTCCGTTAGTATCAAAGTAAGGGTTGAAGTATTTTAGATGGATTACGTCTTTCGCATCTAATTGATCCCATCCAACTAGCGTAAAAGAATAACCTTCAACCCCATTTATTGTACCATCAGAAATAATGGCAACGTATTGAGATGGGAGTGTAACAAGTTCCGCAACCTTACCATTGGAAAGTCTATTTGCCCAAATGTAAGTGTTACCTGTAATAAGTTTATAACCTATAGCACTCTCGATAAATTCAGAGAATGATTGATATTCGTTTGGCTTTTCTAGCAAATCGTTTAAAGGTGATTCAGCAATCTCGGCAACTGCCTTTACACGAACTAACTCTGCTTTTGCTATATCTGCTGTGCTTGTAGCGTTGTCAAGCATCGACTTGTATCTGTTAAGTTCTTTCTTGTTTTTAATTTGGTAAACATAGAAAGGAACTGTAGATACAGTTTTAGAAATACGTTTGATGATAGCATATACCTCACTATTGTTTTTATAGTCAAGTACAAATTTTTGCTGGTCTAATTCTGGGTAAAGTGTTCTACCAACTAATAAACCTCCTAAATCCGCAAATGGTTTGTTAATATTGTTGAAAGTCACCTTTGGTGCTGCCTTTTGTTTAAAAGGGTTAGCTGCCTTTAGTATGTCCGTTAAATTCACGCTATATATTATTTTTACAAAAGTAACAAATTTTTATGCTATACAACCCATCCTCTTTTAGGTTTCGCATATTTTGTGTATATGGCATACCTCATAGAGTCCATTAAGTGATCTCGAAACTTCACAGGTTCATCAAGTGTGTTGCCATCCGCATCTGTCTTCCACTTGTAGTTTTTAATCTCATCAAGCAAATCCAAAGATTCTGATTTGATGTGTAGAGGATATGACTTAACCTTGTTAATTCCTGCATATACATCCTTAATAGCAGACTTCAGGTTAAATCCTGCCTTATTAACCTCCGCAATAGTTTTTGGTTCAGCAGGGTCAGCAAATATCTCCGAGTTCCTATCAAGCCCTAAAGAACGCATCCTGTCGATTAGTAAAGCGGTTGACATTTTAGTATCGTAGATTAATTGGTCTACAAATAACTCGCCATCAAAGTTCTTGACCCTAACAAGAGCTGTTTGGTTGTTAAATCCAAAGTCAAGTCCGTAAAACGTATCTCCGCCATCAGGGAAGTTCCTTCTACGCTTCCAATGCGTATAAATGGTCGCTTGTGATATTGCTCTCTCCCCTAAACCATAAACTCGCCAATATTCATGGTCGGCTGCTTTAAGCCTCTCAATCTCCTCAATGATGCCTTTCTCTAAAAAAGGGTTGTCTAGGTAAGTCGTAATCGTAAAGTCGGCATCTTCTCTCGGAACAACCTTATCGTAAATCCAGGAGTAGTAATCGGAAGGGTTATAGTCAATTACTATTTTTTCGGTTGTACGAAGGGACAACTGCATCCAAGATTCGTAGTTTACCTCATTCGCCTCGTTTATAAACAGATAATTACGCTTTCGACCTCTAATCTTCTGCGGTTGGTCAGTAGAAACGAACTCTACGACATTCCCACCCAAAAAATAGATGTTTTCGGTCTTATTGTGTTTCTCTTCGCTATAAAGACCATATTTAGACAAAATCTCAATAAAGTCACGCATTACCGAACCTTTGATGGATGGAAGTGAACTACGACATATTGTCAGCGTCTTTCCTTTCTCTTGAAGCAGTTTTACGATAAACCATGTAAGTACATTGTATGTCTTACCTGATCTCGTTCCTCCTTGCATGATGGAAATTCTCTTAGTAGAGTTTTGCAGTATTTCGAAGACTACGTTTGTGGTGACGTTCATAGGAAAAATTTTAAAAAATAGGATGGAAGTTTACTAATAGAAAACTTTTGGTTTTATAGAAAGGTAGGGGGGGTCTATGCACTTTGCTATTTTAAGCCCCATTTAAGCCTTTCAATTACAAAATGGATACATAGTACTACACATAGGGTTAAAAGCCTTAGAATCGCCTTAAAATGCGAAATAAAGGCATTGTAGCTACTCCTCATACTCACCATCTTCATTAATATCCAATAATTCGCCTTTATCATGGTTATAAAGTGGAATTTCATCACTTTCTCCTGCCTTGTAAGCAGGTACGACCATTCCTGGCTCTGTTTGCGTATCAAAGTTGATTATCTCACCTTCAGGTAAGGTCTTGTGCTCATCTCCGTCTATTTGTTTCATAATATCTCCAATTTGATTCGGTTTAACTACGTTGACTGTAATCTGCTTAACCACATCTCCTTCATGAGCAACCTCAGTCTTTTCGATATATCCTCTTCTCTTCCCTCTAGTCTTCAGTAAGAACATTGTAGCTAAGGTATCACCTCTAGCAATCCTCTCCATTAGCTTTTGTTCGCCAAAGTCAAGCATAATCTCCTCAGGCTCGATTTCAGCCAACCTCTTAGCAAACTCAGGATCATCCTTTAACCAAGTCTTATACTGCGTTCTACCGACTCCAGAAGCCTCACATGATATGGTGATATTGCCAAAGTTCTCCTTATAGGCTATGATGAAAGCCTCTTTAGCTATTTCTTTGAATTGTGCGTTCATATTATCTATTCTTTGTTGGTGTGCGTATTGATATAATGGATGCTACCTTCTTCTCTAGGTTATCATAACCTAACCACTTGCCACAATTAGTGCATTCAAACTGAGTTTCCTTTACTTGACTAAACCACACGTATCCTTCGGTAACTGTACCGCATTTACACGTGTAATCCTTTTTACCATAAGTATCTTTCATCTCAAATGTTTAAAAATGTTAAAATCATTGTTTTATATCAGAATTTTGGGGGGCACAAGGGGTGCATATTTTAGATCACACGAATAAAAGGGCTAGGGGGTCACTACTAGCGTTTAGATACCCCAAAAATCGTTTATCTCATGTTTACCTTAGTACTTTGTCAACTAATTTTTTGACGGGCTTAAATTGGCTTAAAATGGCGTTTATTTTCATTGGTTAATTAATGTGGTTGGTTGCCCAAAGTTAGTACGAATAATTTAATGATTGCAGAGGCACTCAAAGGGGAAAAGTAAAAATACCGCTTAGTATTATATTAATACATAAACCACTAATTTAATTATAAGTATATTATATTACTAAGTAGTTTATACTATAATATAGTATATTATATTACATATTAAATTAGATATTTAACAATTGATATTAAAATACTTAGTAATTAAATATAAACGTTAACAAAGTTTTAACAAATAAAGTTTATTTATTTACAATTGTTTTCAATTGTTTACATATCTTTAGGATCTATTAATAACAACAAAACCAATTTTATGCAACATTTAGACAATTTTTTACAGCTTTACTCTTTAGCTTTAGTTACCTTAATATTAGGTAACATGGCTAGATTATTCACTGATTATTTAATAACTAAAATCAAATAAACATGACACACATTTCACTCTTTGAGCTTATTAGCTTATTCATTGGTTCAATCTTACTTTATACCCTTGTCAAGACTATATGGCAAGAGTTAACACAATACAAATAAACAAACCTTTAAACACTACAAAATGAGAGAAATAAAAGATAATTACAACAATGAAAACGGATATTTCCCAACTGATGCGGAAATATTTAGTCTTTATTTATTGGGTGAATTAATATTAAGTGATAAACAAGAAAACGAATTAATAAGATATTTCAATTTATAAAACCATAAAATTTAAAACTATGCAAACAACAACACAACAGGAAAGAAAGACTTACAACGGGTGGACAAATTACGCCACATGGAGAATAGCTTTAGAGTGGTTCGATGATTACAACCCAAACAGGTGGGAAACCAATGCTTATGACTTATCTAAAGAGTGTCAATCTTATGTAGAGGAAACCCTCGAGGAGTTGACAGTACAAAGTAAAATTGTACTTGATTACGCTTTAGCCTTTACAAGTGAGGTAAATTGGTACGAAATAGCCGAGCATTTAATTAACGATCAAAACAATTAATAAAAATGAAATACATAGTAAGAACCTACGACCCTATGGATGCAAAGGTATTTGAAACTATAAAAGATGCTAAGCAGTATATGATTAAATATGCCTTTACAAATGATATAGATTTGGGTACGCTAACCATAGACAAAGCTACCTTAAGCTATCAAATTACCTTAGAAAACGAACCAAAAATAAGATTTGAAAGAAACCCTTTAAACTTTAATTAATTACTAAAACTACAAAACAAAACAACATGAAAAAGATACATTTAGCAACAAGTAAAGACAAGATAAGACCACATTTAGAATACATACAAATAAAAGGCGGCTTCGCTTATGCAACCAATTGCCATATATTGGTAAAAATGCCACTTTCTGAGTTATTTGGCAAAGAAAGTGAACTCAATAAAGATGATTACCATTTTTATATTGAGGCAAAAGAGTGGCAAAAAAATAAATTTTACAACGGTTCAACCTTTACACTCGATGGAGGTAACTATTTAGAGGCATTGGATATAAAAGGCAATAGATTAGGAACAATTAAGATAGTAACTCAACCACAATTTGACAATATTGGGCGTTTCCCTGACTGTGAAAGTGTTATTTATTCAAGTGAAAAACCAACAGAAGCGGTAGATATTATAAGCTTCAACCCCTCTTTATTGTCTACACTTTGTGAGGCATTAGGTGGAAACGAAACTAAATTTATTTATACCTTTTTCGGTAGACTCAAAACAATACAGGTAAGAAACAAAGAAAACCTATCTTTTGGTATTTTAATGCCAATAGATATAAACATGGATTAACAACCCTTAACCCTTGAACCTTTAGAGGTTATCTAGTTCGCTACTAGCAAGGGTTCTATTTTATAACTAAAATACAATACCATGACAGTAGAAAAACAAAACAACGGTAGTTTATTAATTACTGACATTATTAACAGTCAGTTGATTAAAAAAGTGTACTATTTTACAACCTTAAGAGATGCGAAAAGAGATTTTAAGGCATACACTAACCAATTAAAACAAAATTGGTTTGAATATTTGGCAAAATAAAGCTAAATAAGACACTAAAAATACAAAGTAATGTAATGATATCAAAAACATATTAAACAAGCTAGAAACGGCTAAAAATAGCGTTTAAATTGATTTTGTGTAAGTATTGCCAATGCAAAAAAGCATAAAATACAAAAACTAACGCTTATTAGTTGACTAATCAACTAAATTAAATTTGTAACTACTTTTCAGTTGCACCCAAAAACCTGCCAAAAACCCTATGCAAAAACTCCCCAAAAAACCCACAAAAATCTGGGGCAAAAATCTTTTGTATGGACAAAAACTTTTGCAAACCTTTAACAAAGTTTTAACTAAAAATCTATTAAAATTTACAAAAACTTCCTAATTTTACATTCGACACAACCAAAACAAAAACCCATGAAACCATTTTGCACAATTGCAGAACTTAAAAAAGCTATTGAACAGTTTAATGACAATGATATTGTCGTTGTAGAGATCCACGAAGGGTCAAGAAGTGAAGATTTATACGATTTTTATGTTGATTCCATTGCAGGAGTTAGCTTAACTAGTGGAGAGATTGTTAACGAAGTTAGAATTTGTATTTAACCTTAAACAAAAAACCCATGCACGAATTAATCACACTCAGCTACCAGATGAAGTGCGGTATTACTGGCACTATCATCGACAAAGGCGAACAAGCCTATTACAACCATCAGACAAAAACTTGCATTCATCCATTGGAATATGAGAGGAATATGCAACAGACTAAGATTGGTGATCCAAAAACCTATTTTACAAGACTCCAAAAACTTAATAAGTAATGCCATACTCAACTTGCTGTGGAGCACATACCACAATGCCTGAAATTGGAATATGTCCTGATTGCTTAGAACATTGCGATTGGGAAGATGAAGAAGAAGAGCCATCAGATGATCAAACATTTAATAACAATAATACCGAAGGTGGTATAACTGGAACACCTAATAACTGGCAAGGAAGATAAAAATATTAAAACACATAAAAAACAAACAAACATGAAATTCGAATTCGTAGAAGAAACAGACCTTATCTTAAATAGTACACTTTACTACACAAAGCAAGAAGGTATTTTAATTAGTGGTTCTATTAACGCTAACAAAGACAA